GATAGCTGCCGCCACCGATCGGCAGCGGCACAAGTGCGGGCGCGTCTTGGGGGGCTGCGTCTTGGGGGGCTTTTTTCACGGACATCAGAAGATCCTCAGTTGATCGGGAACGGCAAATTCGACTGCATAGACAATCGTGCCGGGTTTCAGTTCGGCCAGATAGGCGCGGGTCAGACGCATTTGACCTGCGATGGCGGTCTCAGGCGGCTCCCAACCACACAGCGCCAGAATGACGTCGTTTTGGGTTGCCGTGACATCGGCCATGGCGCGCGCGCCGCGCCGGTCGCCGTGGGCCACAAAGGTCAGATAGACGGCAAAGGTCCATTCAATCGACTGGATGAAACCGCCTGCCGCCGCGACGACAGGACCGCCGCGAATGCCAAGGCTGACAACATGGGCGCGCGGCTTGGTCCAAACCTGTGGCGGTGCCGCCAAAAGCGCTGCCAACTCTGCAGCACCTTCAACCGACCCAAGGCTGGGCACTTCGGTTTTCAGGCGGTCAATGATGGTCTGCGCCTCAAGCATCAGATCCAGCCCTTCATATTGTCCGCGGTAAAGGGCCGCTCACGATCAGTGATCGTCACACCTTGATCGCCAGACGACGCAGGCTGCGCGCCGGCCGCATCCGGCACGCGGATCAGGCCGCTGGCGATATCGCGCAGCGTCTTGATGGCCGCATCATAGTCGGACTTCACTTTGTCTTCAGGCGACGTGACATGCAGCTTCCACAGCGTAATGGCCCCCGCGATATCCGCGATCAGCGCGGGCGTCGCGGCCAGTGGCAGCACATAGCGCGCGGCCAGATAGCCGTCGATCACCGCATCCGCATCCGCCAAGGCGCGCGCCATGACCACGCTGTCGATCACCCCAAGGGCGGTCTCGCCCCGGTCGGTCAACATGACAAGCATGGCGTCACCAACGCGGTCGGTCATGGACTGGATGGTGGCGTAGGTCATGGTTTAACGGGCCTTTAAATGGGGATTAAACGGGGTCGGCTTTATGCGTTCGGCGGGGCCGGGTCGGCGACCGGCTCGGGCGCAGGCTGCGGCTCGGGCACAGGCTGCGGCTCGGGCTCTACGGCAACCTGCTCAACAAGGTGACCGACAATAACCACCAGCTCAGCGTCCGCCTGCAGCGCCGCGATCTGGGTCTCGTTCAACTCAGAGGCCGCGATATAGGTTTCACCGGGGCCAAAATGACGGCCAATGCGCCAGCGACCTTTTTGCGGGCCAATCACCACGACGCCATCAACATTTTTGACAGACTGGCCTTTGGACGGGGTCTGCGTTGCAACCTCTGCTTTTGGTTTGGTACGTGCCATGGTGATCTCCTTTGTGCAGCGTTTCGTCTTATCGAAAACGGCAACGCGAAGTTTCGCGCAGCCGTCTCTTGAAAAAACGAACTCAGGGGTGGGGGGCGCTTACGCGAGCCACGGCACAACCAATGGCTCGGCAGTGCCCTTCCATTCGTTGGTCACACCAGCCGCCCCGTATTCAGAGTTGAGCAGTTGCAACGCAGCGCTTTCAAGGTTTGGTGGCACCACCAGCAGGTTTGGAACCAGACCCAATGGGCGACCGCCGTCACCTTTCATGTTCTGAATGGCCGCGCGGGCTATGGCGTAGTTTGCGGCGTTCAGCGGTTGCTTCGATCCCCAAGCCATCTGCGGGAAGCCGAAACCGACGTTGCAGCGCAAATCGGTGCCATAGACAAACATCCGCTCATTGAACACGTTGTCATCCGTGACCTTGTCTTTGGCGACAAACTCCGGTGCTTTGCGCTCTTGGTAGATGATCGGTTTGACCGTGCGGTTGGTGCACAGCAAGAACCAAGGCGTGCCCGCGCCGCCATCCGTGTTGGCATAAACGGCCGCGTTGCCGCTCTCGTCGATGATCGGATGGTCGGTATCAAAGAAGAACTGGCCATCAAAACAGTTGGTGGCAAAGCCCGCCTTCAGCAGGCCCCAGACCAGCTGCTCGGGCAAGGCCGAGACCAATTCGCCCATTTCCGCAAACATCGCCGAATACTGGCCAAGGTTGTCGTCTTCGATGTCATTGCGGTCCACTTGAATCGTCTTTTCAAAATGACGGTTCGGGATGGCATAGGTGCTTTCCGACAGGTTGTCGGCCACACGTGGACCAATCCACTCGCGCATGCCTGACATCTTGTTCAGCCAGCCATACTGGTTTTGAAACGTGGTGGATTTGACGACCATTGCGATTTTGGCGCGCAGGGCCGGGGCCATGCCAAGACCACGTTGAAATTCTGTGGAAAAGCCCCAGCGCAGGGCGTCGAGGGCGGCGGCAGAAACGATCATATCAAGGCTCCTTAAGAGGCGCGGGTGATGGCTTCATCAAAGCGGACCCACACACCTTGTGCGTCGACAGCTTCAATGATGCCTGCGGGGCTGCGCGTCGCGCCGCCATTGGTTTTGGCCACCTGGTCATCGTCCAGGATCCAGCAAACTTTGCCGACATCAGCCTGAACGATCAGGTCACCTGCCGTCGCATTGCGAAGGCGGGCAGAGGCCCCGGTGCGGTAACGTGCGTTGATGGCACCGTTGGCACCCGCCGAGTTGTTGGCAGGCTGCTCGGCCACACCAACCCCAAAAGCACCCACGGCGACAGCGCCGCGCAGGACAAAGCCCGCCGCGTTGCGCATCAAGATGGCTCCGGTGAAAATGTTGCTGGCGGCGGCGACAGGCTGCTCACGCAAATCACCCACATAGCACGGCGTATTTCGATCAGCGGTCAACGGCATGGCTCAAACTCCCTTGTTCGCGCGGTCCGCTTGCAGCGTCGCGAGGTAGGTTTCTTTGGAAATCCCCAGCTGGGTGGCTACTGCCGCCTGCTCGGCGTTCAGACTGGTGACGGTTCCGTCCGCAGCTGGCGGCGCTGCCGTCAGACCAGACGGGCCCATCAAGGGCATGCCCTTGATCATGGTTTCAGCCATTGCAGGCTGCTCCATATGCAGGGCGATGTAGGTTTCGCGGGTGGTTGCATTCAGACCAGCCCGCTTTGCAGCAATGGCCGCGTCAACAAACGCCTCGGATGCTGCACGCTTGCTCGCGGTCTCCATCGTGGCAACCCGGCCTGCGAGGGCGGTGTTTTCTGCCTGCAAGGCCACCAGAGAGCCACTCTCGACAGTCTTGCCTTTGACCGCCGCGACGATTGCGGCGGTGTTGGTGCCGTCAATGCCCAAAGCCACACCGATTTCAACCAGCGCGGATTGCAGTTCCGGCTTGGGGTCAGCCGCAGGCTTGGTGGCCTTGCAGGCGGCGATGATCTCCGCATCGGTGGCACCAGCAGCCAATCCGAGGGCCTTTAGAATTTGCTCCATGAGCGTCATTGCATGCGTCTCCGCGTTAAGCGAGACGAGGTCTCGCAGGTTTGGTTTGTTGACCAGACTGGCCGCCGTGATTGAGAAAACTGTTTTTGCGTCCGCCTGCAGCAAGATCACCGGCGACAAGCCGCGATACGCACGGTCGCCAACCAAGGCGCGGCCCGCTTCGGTCCAATCGACACGGCCCCAGATACCGTCAGCACGCGCTTCCATCTGCGCAACCCAGCCACGTGCCGGGGCTTCGCGGCCTTCTGGTGCTGCCAGATTGGTGCTGTGGTTTTCGTCGATTGGAATGCCGCGCGGATCGCGCAGTGAATTTGCAATCACCGCTTCTGCATTCACGACTGTGTAAGGCCCGCGCCCGTCAAAGGTCAGGATCGCGCCTTTGGCTGTGGGCAGTAAATGCACCCACTCAGGCACATTGGGCCCATCAGGCAGGCCCTGCGCCGCAGCCAAAACTAGAAGAGGATTAAGGTTTTGCTTCATGCGCCCAATATCGGGCCAAGCAAGGGGTCAAAACACCCTCAACTATGTGTGGGAGGGGTGCGCGAAACAGCCGCAAACAGGCGATCAGGTGCCAAGTGCATCCGAAATTGCTTCGGCGATTTCGGCGAGGATATTCGTCTCATCCTCACTGGATACCCCCAAAAACGGCCGGGCGGGGATATTGCCCCAAGGGGCTGACCCCGCAAAGGCGTGTCCGTTCTTGTTGACGCCGCTATAGGCCCCGAAGGACCCTTTGGCCGCGCCAAATTGCATGGCTGCCGCATAGATCCGCGATGACCCAACTTCGACAAAATCGGCGCCTGTTTCGTGGAAAATATCTTGGTTCAAGCGCCCGCTCGGACCAAACAGCGGGCGAATATCAACCCGGTTTGACTTGCGCGACCCGTAACGCTCCAGCGTGGTCTGGGATTTGGCGGCCCACGCCGTGCCATCAGGGGCCTTGCCTTGGCCGAATCGCACTTTGGTCGACCGGACGAGGATTTCCCCGATGGAGTCCAGGACAGGCCGCATGTCGCCCATAAGGGTGGCCGCGCGGGTCAGTGCGGCAGTGGCGGCCTCGGCCTTGAGTTCGACGGTAAACATGATACTCTCCTCTCAGGATAACGACCTGGGAAATACGGGTTCCCAGATACCGTCCCAGCGCAAGCTGATCGCTAGTACATGAGGGGTGCCCCGACCCTCCGTTATCCGCCTCAACCCAGATGTCCCAAAATCAAAGTCAAACCGCCCGACGACACGCGGGACCGCAGATTGACCGCGCTGGCATGATAGGCCGAAACCACCATATTCGTTGTAACCGTTTGCCGCTTGATCCGGGTTTTATAGTCCAGATGGACAACCAGTTGAGGGCGAGTGCCGGATTTTGGCAAAACATAAATCAGTGTGCCGGACTTATTGTCCAGCAAAACCGCGTCAGGTTTGCGCAGCAGCTGTGGCACCAAAAGCCAGTCCTCGCTCGACAGCGCGTTTTCAGAACGTTCATGGCGGGCGACCTTCGGACCGCTGATCAATCCCGGCTTTACCATAATGGACGCAGTGGCGGGCGCGATCCCCTTGGCGTCAAGTGCTGCAATCAGATCCTTTGACAGTACACCTGCCAAAATTGGGGTGTGGCCACCGCCCGCAATCGTATCGGCAAGCCAAACCGGCCACACACGATCCACGACGTCTTGCATCGCATTGCCAAAATCAGACCCAAGGATCGGTGGCAGGACAGCAATCTTTTCTGCGGCCATCGCCACGGTGTGCGCAACACTCGCGCCCGGCGCATAGGCCCAGCCTTTATCGATGCCCGGTGGTGCGCCCGTTTTGGCGGTCGGCACTTGCCAGCCTTCAGGCAAATCCAGATCGGGTTTGCCGCCCAAGCGCCGTGCACCCTCAAGCGTGCGGGCCCCGGATGCATAGCAACTGCAGCCCCAGCCATTGGGTGGATAATGGGTCGCCCAGAACGGGTGATCGGGCTTCAGGATCATACCGTCCCATGCCAAATGCTGGTGACGCGGCTCAAGCGAATTGCCGTGGAAATAGACCCAAAACGGAAACCCGGCCTCACTCAGCTGTGCGAATCGCCCCGCCGCATAGCTGGTCGACAGGTTGGTGCGGTAAATCACCCGCGTGCGCCACGCCTCGCCGCCCTTGGTGCCCTCGCCCGTCCAGCCATGCCAGCCGTTTTTTTCGACAATGGCCCGAAAATCCTTGCGGAAAGTTTCCAGAGTTGTGCCCTCGGAAACAGCCTTATCGACCGCCAGCGCCAAATCGGCCAACAGATCGGCCTTCAGCGCGCCCGCCACCATAAAGGCACGGTCGTGTTGCGCCTGCCAGATATCGTCCCATTTGACGGTGCCCTGCAGCTGCGCCAACCGCAGCCGATAGGCCGCGACCTGGTACTTGAACGGCTTGCCGAAACTGGCGCGCAAATCGGCCATCAGGTCTCGTCCGCCACCGCGACCCGACCACCCGCATTTGCGGCCACAAGACCCAGTGCGATCACCTGTGAAAGTGCCGTGCTGTCGAGGTCAGGAAAGCCTGCAAGGATCATTTCGCGCAGCTCTTCCAAGGTGCTTGCGGCATCAAACATCGCCTCGATTTTGGCCAGCATCGCCTCTATGGGCTTTGCCGTCTCAACCGCCATCCGGTCCGCCATCACTTCGCCGACAGAACCCCCCGTTTTTTTGGCCGCTACAGGGCCTTCGGCTTGCAGGGCGGTGGTTGCCCGCAAATCATCGTTACCCCGTTTAATTTCGCCTAGAACCTCTTTAATTTTGGAATTGGGGTCCACTTGCCCGCCCGCACCCGCCTCCGCGCGCTCTGGGCGCAACAATTTGCTCCCTGCCTTCGGTTCTGACAGCCCAAAGCGGCCCCAGATCACCGACTGCTCCACCTCAAGACCTCGGTCGATCAGCGGGGCCAGCGCCTCGGCCAGTGACTTCAAATCCTCCTGCTCTGGGCTTTGCAGTTTCAAGCGCGGATAGCGCCCATGACCGGGCCAGCGCAGTTCGATCCATGGCACGATTAAATCGCGGTTTAAGATGGCCGCAAGCGCGCGCGCATCCGCCGTCTCGATATCCTTTTGAACGGCCCGGTGTTCCTTGCCAGACCCCAGACCGCCCACAACGGCGTCGGTCGTCGCGGTCTGACCCAGCACCGCCTTTGAGATTTGCTTGTCAAACCAATCGGCCCGGCGCTCGTACATATCGGACGATGACCCGACACTGCTCGATTCAATGAACTCAATCTCCATCGAACGCGGGATGATGGCGGCGCAGTCACCTGCGATATTCGACACCGCCCGAAACAGGGTGGCCTTGTCCTCTTCGCTGGCGTTGGTGTCAAACTTGCCCACGCGCACCGGCTGACCGTAGGTTTGGCAAAAGATCGCCCAGTCGCGCAGCGTATAGGCTTTGAACAACCAGCCCCAGATTGCCACCCGCGCCAAGCCTGACCGGATCGGGATGCCCGATTTTGCCGGGATGGCCGCAAAGATGAACTTGCCAAACTCCAGCGGCTCTTCTTGGCCCACATCGTTCAACCGCAACGGCGTGGTCAGATCATGGCGGGCAAACCGGAACCAGCGCGGATCGCGCGGCTCAAGCCGGTCAGGCTCCCACACGCCATTCGGGTTTTTCCAGATGATCTCGGTCACGGAATAACCCTTGCCGAGACAATCCAGAATATTGAACAGTTCTTGGGTCAACTCGCCGCGCCCCAGCCATGTCCGCACGATCGCTGCGATTTCCTCGTCAAGCGGGTCTTCAGATGCCGCGTCGACCGTCACCTCGATCTGACTGACCGAACGGCGGCGGGTGCCCAAGACCCCCAGATAGTGCGGATCGCGCTCTTCGATGGTTTCGGCCAGTTCAAGGTATTGCACCGCGTCGCCCGCATCAGCTGCGCGCAGGATATTTGCCAGACGCGCCGGGGTCAGGCCGTCAGACGGGTAATTGGTCAAAGGGCTGCGCACACCGCCAATGGTCGCACCCGCCACGTCCTTGGTCAGAACTTCGCGCATCATTGCGGGCGCGTTGGTCTGCTTGCCTGTGGCTGCTTTCGTGTTGGCTGTCGTCTCATTCATTTTGTCGTCCATCATAGGGCCCCTCTTAGACCTGCGCCAAGCGGCGGCTTGTATGGGTCGCGGGTATCGTCATCACGAAACAGGTTGCTGTTACGGGATCCGCCAGACCCTGCTCCCTGATAGCTGTATTCGACAAACCGCTGCCTGCTGGCCCAATGCGCCAAGGCCAGCGCAATGGCGTGGTCGCCGTGGCGCTTCTTTCCGGTCGATCCTTCGCGTAAGGCGGGCACACGGGCGATTCCGCGCACCAGCTTTACCGCGCGCAAATCGGTCAGGTGATCTGCGTCCGCAATCAGGTCTAGTTTATCGTCTTCAATCGCGGCCTTCAGGGGCGGCATGTTCAGGCGGTACCACTCTTCGGAAAACTTGACCGCTACGACCAGCCCCGACCCTTCGGGATCAATCCGCAGTCCAAATTCGCGGCCCATATCTTCGGCCACAGTCCAGCCCATGCCGGTGGCATCAAAGGCAGCACCGACAAGCCGGGCACGGACGCGCTTCAGGATGGCGCGCACGATCTTCTTTTGCTCGGCCCCCGGCACATTGCGCAATTCAAAGGCCAGCACTTCGCGGCGTTTAAGCCCCTGTTCAATGGCCAGTAAACTGCCCGCTGTCAGGTCGGCCACGCGGGCAAAGTCAAAGCCAAAGGCGAATTGTGATTTCAGATCCAGCGCGGCCAGCTGCCCGTCCAGCGCCTCCATGAACGGATGCATCAACGCATCCTGCTCCATCTGCGGCAGGAACATAAAGACGTTGGGCAGCTCCAGGCGCAGCACCGGAGTTTGCACAACCATCCGCGCCTCGATCAACGGCGCTGGCAACCATGCGCCTGATGACATTGAAGGGACGCAGAACAGTTCTTCCTCGGCCCCGTCGCCATAGAAATCGGTGATGCCTTGACGCCAGACCGCCTCATTGGCAGCCGACCAGACTTTGCCGGTGACAAGACAAATCCGCTGATAAAGCCCCTCCATCAATGCCTGGTCAAAATCGATCCGCATGTGGGCATATTTTGACCGCTCGGCCAGCACGTCTTGGATCAGGGCGTTAAAGTCGTTGTCGGCCCCATCATGGGTTGAACTCAAGACCACCTGACCGCCCCACATCAGGAACGCCAGCGCCGCTTTCATCAGTTGCGCCAGATCGTCGACGAATGCCGCCTCGTCGATGATCACGACGCCTTGCTTGCCGCGCAGCCCGCGCGGGGCTGACGACAGGGCCATGATCTCGAAACCGGATGCAAACTTGATGCGAAACGCATTGATCGCCTTGTCCGCGTCGTCTTGCTCAAACAACACTTCTTCGGCGGCACTGGCGGCGATGTTGAACGCGCGTGCCCACATCGCACAGGCGTCGATAAACTCTCGGGTCATCTCGCGGCTATAGCTGATGTACATCACATCCATGCCGCCCGCGCTTTTTTGGCGACCGGCGCGCAACACGCCATAAGCACCCAAGCCCCACGTCAAACCAATCCGGCGAGACTTCTCGACCAACAGCACTTGGCAGCCGCTGTCCAGCACTGAAACAACGCGGCGCTGATAGGGCAGCAAGACCGCAGGCAGGCCCACTTGATCAATGACCGCAGGGATCGCGGCCATCGCCTCGCGCCGTGCGGACTCCCACTCAAGCGCGGTCAGGGCACCACTCATGCGGCACCATTCCAAGAATAGCCTTCGCCATGATGCGTCTTGATCGGGTCAACCCCCAAAGACGCGCGAAATTTCTGGCGCAGGCGTTTGACGTGGCCTGTGACACTCGTCTCATTTGCCTTCTCATAGACCGGGGTCAACACGTTCAGAATCGCTGCCGTGGATTTGATGTGGCCCGGACGTGATGCCAGAAGTCGACACAGCGGGAACTCTGATTTCGTCAGTTCAATGCTTTTGTCGCCATACCGGACAACAAACTGATCTGCATCGACCCAAATACCTGGACGACTTTCCAAGGGCGCACTCATGGCTGATCGTTCCAAGAATACCCGAACCCATAGCGCGTTTGAATTGGGTCCACACCGAGTGTCGCGAGAAATTTCGCGCGAAGGCGCTTCACATGCGAATCGATGGTTCTTTCATCGATCTTAAAATTCGTTGGATAAAGCACGTCCAAAATCTGGGCGCGGGATTTGACGTGGCCGGGCTGCGCCGACAGCAGCAGGCAAAGCCGCCACTCATCAACCGTTGGAATGCAGCTTTTATCGCCGCACCGCACAGAGCAACGCTTCAGATCACACACAACTTGCGTCACAGGGCGCTCTGCTTCACGCGCGCCGATGAGCGTCGTCATGTCTGCACCCCCAAAATTTCCGCCTTGATCGCTTGCGCGGTTTCGGCGGTCATGCCCGTGGCCTTGGCCACCACATCAACCGCATCACCAATCCGTGCTTCCAGCTTTTTGTCTTCTTTGGTCTTGCGGTCCGACGACATGTTCTGCGCCTGTTGGGCCAATTTGAACGCGCCCGCCAAATGCATGATGTCTTTGGGCACCACTCCGTCCGCGCCGTCACCCAACATATGCAACACAAGGCTCTTGATCATCTCGCCCGCGATGATCGTCAGATCGTCCGAGGCTTGCGCATCGTGCTTTTGCGCCAGCACCGCCACAATCTCACGCGTCTCGCTCAGGCGTTTGGACAGACGGGCTTGGCGGATCGAATAGCGGTTGAACGAACTGAAGGCGGGAATGTCAAATTCCAACTCGCCGCGATGGTCCGCCATCAGGGCGTCACACTTCGTCACGAATTCCGCATAGATGTCCTTTTGCGACTTTTCCCGATCGGCAAGCTCGGATGCCGCCCAAGCGACAATCGCCTCGGCCTCGGTGGGCAAGGTGTCGAACGATGAAAGCCTGCCGCGCCCTGTGGCCATGGTCATTCCCCCGGACGGCTTGGGCGCTTGATGCCCTCGATCACAATTGCACGGCGCAAATGGCGCGCGCCCTTTTCGCCCAAGATGGCCACGACGACGCTGCCCGGTTTGGTCAAGGTGACCGCGCCGATTTCAGCCAACCACTCCAACTCGCTGTGGATCCACTCGCGCGGGCGGTCGATGCCAAAGCGCAGCAATTCCTCGGCCAGATAACCCGAATGCAGCCGCTCATCGACCTGCAGCGCCAGCGCTTTCAGGATGATCAGACGGGCGTCTTGGCGCACGATTTCAGCATAGTCGCTCATTTGTTCCCGTGCTCCATCATCCATTGCTGCGCCCGCTCCATCACCGCCTCCAAGGGCTTAAGCCGCTCGGTCAGCACGTCGATCTTGCCACCCAGCGCCACCATCGCCATTTCCGATTCGTGGAAATCTTTCTGTTTGGGCATGTCGCGGTGGGCGCTCTCTATGGTGTTCAGACGATTGTCCAACTGGCGCAGCGCCGTCGAATGCTCGTCAAGTTTCGCCCCATTGCGCTTGGATGGCCCTGAAAAGATGTTCCAGATCACCGTGCCCAAATTGATCACGGTCGACAGGCCCACAGCCCAAAGCAGCAGCACCTGCACAGATGTATCGGCGGGGCTCACTTTGTGACCCACTTTCCGATCACGTCTTTGATCGTATGGCCACCCATATAAAGACCGAAGTAGACACCCGTCAGCCAGCCCAGGGCGTCAAAGGGTGCGGGCGGTAAAGCGATCTTAAAGACCGCGTTACAGACGTGTAAAACGACGATGTTCCACAGCCAAAAGAACAGGATCAGATACATGCCCACGGGCCGCCATGCGCGCATCCACACAGGCTCGCCCTGCTCGGCTTGCAGCAAATCAAACTGACCTTGGACGCCTGCCGCATATAGGGCGATCAACTCCGGGCTTTGCTTTTCCACCTCGCGCATCGCGTCCAGGACACGCGGCGTGTCCGTGTCCGCCAAGACTTCGACGCCCTCTGGCGACACGCCCGCGCGACCTGCAATGGCGCGCAGCACTTCGGCGGCCAATTGGCCACCCTTGTCGCCCAGCTTCTTGCTCAGCAGTTTTTCAATGATCGGCAGCCCTGATTGCAAGGCCAGCTGTGCAAGCACCAAACTCATGTTCTATCCTTCTTGGTCAAAAGAGACGTCGGCGATGATGGACCGCCAATTGGGGCCGATGGCCGCGATGCAGACATTGCCGGACGCATCGCCGACAAGCGCAGTCCAGGTCTTACCGCTTGGGTCGGCAGTGATGATGATGTCGGCCCCGTCCGCGCCAACGCCGTAAAACAGCGGGGCCTCGTGATATTTCTGCGCCAACTGCTGCAGCATTTCCGAAAGGGCCGCACATGGGACAGGCTCGGCATGGGCGGGTGCTGATGCTTCGCAGGCCAAGACGGCCAAAAGGATCATCGCGCGGCGCAGGGTCCGGTTCATGGTCAGAAACTCCGCAAAAGGCGCGCAAGGCGCGGCAGCGCACGATAAACCTTGGCCGCGATCACATCGCGGTAACTGTAGGCAAGGGCACCCATCCAAAGGACAGCCACCGCGAACAGCGCAGGTCCAAGATAGGGCAGATCAACAATCTGCGATGTCAGGTCGGTGGCTGCGGCAGGCGCGGTTGCGGTGACCGCCACGGTGCGAACAGTGGATTTTGCCCGGACATCAAGACGACGCTGCAACGCGGTCAGGGTCGCGCGACCGATGATGCCATCGACGGTCAATGCGTGGTCAGATTGAAACTGCATGGCCGCCGCCAAACGGACCGCGTCCGCACGGATGCCCGTATTGTATCCAAGCGCGGAAAACCCATTTCGGACCTCCACACGCTCTGCCTCGGTCAGGGACAATCCCCATGAGGCAAAGGTCAATCCGGGTTTTGCAGGCAAGTTCCCCTCCCGGTAGATGCCTTTCAGGAACATCATCGCTTCACGGTCGCGCCGGGCCAACAGTCCGGGCAAAACCTTGCCGCCCGCCTTGCGCCACAACCGCATGGCGGTGTGTATCTCTAAATCAGACGCCTTCGCCTTCCACAGACGCACCCAACTGGCCTTGCCAATCGCGCCCAAATTCCAATGAAACGACACCGCTGCGTCAAATTCGTGCTGCTGGGGCAAGGTCACATGTGCCTCAAGGGCTGTGTCAACGGCAGGCTCATAGCGGCGGCGCAATGCCTCTCGCAACAAACGTGACGCCTCTGATGCGGTGATCACCATGCCAGCAACTGGTTTCACAACCCCGGACGCGGCGGTCAGACCGGGACCAATAGTCCAGACCCCCACCACATCACGGTACGCCCGCAACACCACACCCTCTTCAAGTTCAAGGGCGGTGATGCCTTTTGTGCTGGTTTGCATGTCCGACCCCCGACTGCGCCAAGCGCGCGCGTTAGGGTCATTCTAGGCGGGGGCGGTTTTGGGTTTCACCCGCAACTTTGTGTGGGAGTGCGCGGAAACTCTGGCAGCGACCAGCGGCCTAAAACAGGCTCAGCTGGTTGCTCGCTTCGTCGCGGTGATCGCCCATACCGGCAATCCAGCGGCGCACGGCTACGTCAGAACTGTGCAGCTTACGCGATATCTTGGCCACTGAATAACCCTCGACGACCTTCATATAGCGCGCAAGCCACGGTTTGGCGGTTGGAATGCGGGGTGGCAACACCATGCGTTCTGCCAGCGCAGACAGCGCGAGGGCTGCCTCCATCCCCAATTCTTCCACCAGCTCACTTTTGCCTTTTGGGGCGCGCGGGATGTAAAGTTCCGCACCGCCAAAATGCAAAAAGAACCGCACGGCGGTCTCAACCCCAAGGGCATCGATATAGGGCATTATATGGGCGGGCGGGCGCGGATAGTTCATGCGGCCCCCCATTGGAAGGCCGCAGAAGAGTTAAGCCACCGGTGGCGTCCAATCGCGCGGAACATAGCCTTGCAGCTTGTCCGCAGCGCCGCTGATC